GTCTCGCTTAATCTTCATCCTCATCAAAATCATCAAGTGGATTTTTTATAGGATCCTTTGTGTCCACAATCCAATCAGGATAACTTGATCTATCCATTGCAAAAGCTAGAGCTGTACCTTCATCCATGCCAGCTTTACGGCAAGCCATATAAACTTCATTAGCTGCAATAGCCCAAAAATCTAATTTGGTTAATACAGCCTCTTTAGTAGTCCTACGCCTTTTTTGTACAGGCTTTTTGCGTTTGCGTGTGGTTGCCATGGCTTAAGTGTAAATCACAAAATGCCAGATATTGCTCGGTGCACGCCCTCTTCCAAACTAATTTTTGGTGTGTAGTAATCACTCATCATTGTCGGATTGCCTACCCGGTAGGCCACCCCTGCAGGCTTGTCAGATAAAATATTAAATTTAGGCATCTTGTCTATACCTAAAGTCTTCAAAGCCATCTGAGCTAACTCAAGGAAAGTAGTAGCTCTACCTGTACAAAGATTGACTGTTTGATTGCAATTGTTTTGCACCATTGTGATAACCGCATCTACAACATCATCAATATGTATAAAGTCTCTTGTCGTAGTCGCACGCCCCCAGATGTCAAATGGATTTGAGCCTAGTATCGCTCTTTGTATAATTGATGGAAATGGGTAGGTCATATCTTGATCAGTGCCGTATCCACTAAAGGGTCTTAGCACCAAGACCTGAGTGCCGGACTCTCGCAGGTAACTCATCAATGTCTCCCCTGTTAATTTAGCCCAGCCATAACTCATATCCGGTGCACCAATTTTCTTAAAGTTCAGGTCTTTTTCTTTAAGCTTATGTTTTTTAGATAAAGTCTGTAGCTCTATTGGGTAGGCAGCCGAAGAGCTAAAATAAACCACATAGGGCTGCTCAGTAACCATGCACCAATTGGCAAACTCAGCATCAATGGCAAGATCTACAGCCAGGCTTAAAGGTGCATTTTCTATCTGTTGTCTGCCACCTACAATAGCTGCGAGGTGTATGACTAAATCATATTGTTTTTTTTCTAGTTTAAAAAAATCTCTGCAATCTGTACCATTCTTAAGATCTACTAAAGTCAATTGTGCATAAGGTAAAGCTCTCCTAAAAGCCCTACCAACAAAGCCATGAGAGCCTGTGATCAAAATGTTCATTTAAGTTTATTAATTAGATCTGCATACTCTTGTGATCTTAAATATTTCTGTAGAGTCAATAGATCCTCTTCATACCATTTAGGTTGATTGACCCTGGCATAACCCTCATCCATCTCAGCTTTACCAGCCACAGGATGCAGGTGCTCAATAATTATCTCTGGTAGATATATGAGACAATCTAAGTCAATGCCTAATTGTTTTACAAAGTTATCAAAATACAAATGCTTGCATCCCGGGAAGGTCATGCCTCTCAGCTCTTCAACAATATCCCGGGTCATTGCATAAGCTGTAGGCAGGTTTTGACCTTGAAGCAAGTCATCACCATAGGCAATGCCTGTTTTACCCATTAAAGCTTTTTGTAAAGCTTTGTCCCAATCAGTCGATCTAGGCAGGTGATCATCACCCATGAAGATGTACAAATCATAAAAAGGGTAGTTAGCAAAATCAAGTAAAAGCTCTGCAGCACTATTAAGAGCGTGCGCACAGCCACCTGTTTTATTTTCTGCAGGTAGGCAAACATAAGAGTCATCTTTTGCATACTCATTCCATTTAGGATCATCATTATCTATAACAGCATAAAGATCTGCACTTGCATTTGTGCCAACAAAGGATGCAGCTAATCTAGCCATATTTTCAGGTCTGCCCCTAGTTGGCACTATCACGCAGGTCTTCATGAGAGAAGGGTATGCAGGTTAGTTTTTAGTTATTAGGATTTCATAGAGCGTGTCTAGCTTATTTTCAATCCTACAAATGCGACCCTCAAGATTATGCTGACCATTATTATCAGGCTTGAGCTCTGATAGGTAATGCTTAACAAGCCATCTGACAGCTGCAATAAAAGAGCCAAGAATTGTTAATAGTGCTACTGTCAAAGCCGCCATGTCATTAGGGCTCATTCGCTGTTGCGGCCAAAAGCCTTGTCTTGACCATCAAAATATCTGATTAAAGGTGCTACAAGTGCACCTGCCAAGATAGATAACTCCGGGCGCACATCTGCTACCAAAGCCAAAGCTGTGGTGACAGTGGCAGCGGCTACGCTGCGTGCATAAGACTTTACAATTGCTTTTTGTTTTGCACTAAGTTTCATCATAATCCTAACTGTTTGATTTTCTGTTTGACTTGCTCTTTGTTCATCTTAATATCAAAGTGCATCTCATCTTTACGCTTTTTGTAATGACCGCCCCAGGCCAATCCATATTTAGTTATTAGTAATGTGATTATATTACACTGTTCTTTGTTAAATGTATTTGACTTGCCTAGTGGATGTTTCAAAGCATTGAGATCCACCGCTGTACCGGAGCTGTGATTGCTCAAAACTTTGTCAGAGCCTCTTGTCATTCTAAAGGCATAACCCCAGTCATCTAATTGACCTTGATCTATTGGCTCTACAAGCTCATGGAATTCTTTGCAAAATGCAACAAGTATTGGTGCCACATCTTTGGCACAAGCAATTTTCACTTTAGTGCCAGGTATAACAAAAGACTGTATGCCTAGGGCTTGTCTGTCTTCACTTGCCGGCCAGCCGTTTGGGCTTGTTAATTCTCTAATTGTTGCCACATTAAATTTTCTTCATCCCAATACCATTTACCTATATTTGGGTACGGCGTTGGCGCTTGCCAATCAAAGTTTTCATCTAATGACCAAGATGCATAAGGCTGTGGTGCAATAAATACATCTGCAACAGGATCATAAGAGTAGCCAATACCTGCATATTGTTTTCTTATGCGATTATTGTAACTGGTACGCTTGACTGTGTACTCAGTACCTTGTGCATAATAGGTTTCAGTATCTAATCCATCGATTAATTCAGTTTCGTCTTTACCAACAATAACTGCTACGACAGTATTTGTATTATCTAAGTATGCGTAATGTGCCATTATGCAAAACTCACTGTATCTGATACGCCTGCTGCTGTGACACTTGAAGTTTTAAAACCGCCACCTGTTGAAGTTGATTGTGTTACTCCACCGCTAAAGGTTGCAGTTAATGTATCTGCGTATTTAAGAATTACAATACCTGAACCGCCATTACCGCCATTGGCTCCGCCACCACTTGAATTGTTAGCACCTGCGCCGCCATTACCCCTATTAGCAGTGCCCGCTGCGCCATTACTTGTGGTATTGCTACTTCCACCATTACCGCCAACTGAGTAAGTTACAGATGATCCTGAGATTGAATTTGCTGTGCCGCTACCTGCGCCACCACCGCCTGGGTTACCTGAAGTGCCTGCGCTACCTGCGCCACCACCGCCGCCATTTATGCTGCCACCATTATTACCTTCACTTGGTGAGTAGCCACCTTGATTGCCTGTACCGCCAGAAGCTCCAGAAGATGCACCGCCGCCTGAACCACCTGCGCCACCTGCGCCACCGCCTTCATGTCGGCCAGAGCCACCACCAGATGATGAGTTTGTGGAAAATGTAGATGTTGAGCCTTGTGCTCCGTTGTTAATTCCTATACCACCTGCTCCACCAGCACCTACAACTAATGAATATGCAGTGCTTAAAGATAATGTTTGAGTTGTAAAATATCTAAAACCACCAGCGCCGCCACCACCACCGCCGTTATATGAAGCGCCACCACCACCGCCGCCACCTGCTCCAGCAACAATTAAATAATCTAAAGTAAATGTAGCCGGTGGTGGTGGTGCGGATGGTTGCGTTAAAATCCCTAAAATATTCATTTATTACTCAGCTACCCGACCAACCACATACCAGCTGTCTGTATCTACTTTAATACAAGATACTGCACCAAAAGTTTTTGTAATTGTAGGATTTGTAGATGTTGCACCTGTTGAGGCAATTGTTACACCTGAACCTTGAGTAATGCTTATAGTGCCAGTTGATCCAATTTTAATTAAATTTATGACAGATCCGGTTGTGATAGCCACAGAGCTGTTGGGTGGTATAGTGACTGTTGTAGTGCCAGTGTTTGAGTATGTGATAAGTTTATTGTCTGCATCCGTAGTTACAAAAGTATCAGATGTAGTAGTCACGCCTCTGACTGTCAGATTAGCTATGCTGTTCATCTGCGCAGCTGTTAAAACTTGCCCGGTTACAAAGGTTGCCATGTGTCTCCTAGTAGCTCAAAATGTCTTCATTTAATAAACCATCAACGGCTGAGTCTAGCAAAAAACCTACTGCAAAAGGTTGAGCACATGAAAATGTTACAAGAAAAGAATTAGGGGTGATTTGATATTGCACGCCGGCTATAACGCTGTCACTGACTACATTGCCTGCAGGCAAGGTTTGAGTAACCTCAATAGGGTTGAAAATGTCAAGCTCTAAAGCCGCCGTAACCCTGGCCGGATCCTCTTGACTATAGGCATCAATAGTTAATGAGTTTAGTTGTATATCGACACCCTGCTCTTTTCTTGAAGCAATAATCATTTGAGCCTGTTGTAAGGCATCTGCCTCTGTCTGCATAATTCCAGACCTAACCCTAGAGTGTTGGAAATAATCATCAATGCTTGTTAAATCGCTTGCGGTCTGACCGCTCAGCCCAGCAGGTGTGACTGTGACTTTGTTGATCATTTGAAAATCAGATATATCAAATGCAACCTGTTGATAAGTAATATCTGCAGACAAAGCCACATCTGAAAATTTTGTCAAGGTACTACCTGAGTCTGTAATAATGTCTGACCTGGACATGAACTTAACAAACCCTCTTTGATCTACATAAAGAGCTCCGGCCTCAGTCTGCTCTAATTCTTGCAGAGCTGCTAACAAAGATCTTGAGTTGCCATTGTCAGCCTGCACAGTAGTAGTAGCTGTTGTAGATATGT